GTAGACGGATTACGACCTACTCTTGCAGCACGAGCAGCACGAGTTTTCAATTTGAATGCACCAAAATTTGGAATACGAATTGATGTCTGAGCAGTTAATGCTTTGAATACATTATCAATCACAGTGCGGGTATCCGCATTGGTCAATTGAATACCCGCATCGCTATTTAGCGACTTAACTTCTTGTAAGAATTCTTTTAAAGCCATTATTATTTTACCTTTAGGTTAGTATAAGGTGGTTAGAAAAGAACACATTACCACAAGTTAGTGGGTTTTGTCAAGGATTTGATTAGATATTTGAGGGGATTTGATAGTTGCTGTCTTTCCAGCAGTCACCAGTCCACTCACTACGCATAAGCTGGTTCGATGCGCTCCTATCTTATTTAATTCCCGATAGGCTGAGGAAATTTGATAGTAATCTCAGTATTTGTTGGCATACTTTCAGCCAATCCCAAGTCTCCTATTTCTGAGCGTCGTGCCATTACCGGTGCGCTATGCGCGTACTATCAATAAAACAACATGGTGTAGTTGATTAAGCTCTCTTAGCGCACGTTATCATCGTGACAAAACCATATTGTTTTATTCATAGTGATGTCTTTCCATCAGTCAGTACGATAAATTTAAAGAACTCTCGTGACTCAGAGCCGTGTTATGATTAATTATAATGCCTTATTTTAAATTGTCAATATTTTTATAGAACTCCGCAATCTTAACTAATTCTTCAACCGTTGCATTACCCTTAAGTCTATTAGCACGATTAGATACCACAACAATATTTCCTATTTCATACGCACCATTATTATCAATTCTATCAAAACTATAGGAGTTATCATAGGCTTTACCTTTATTCCATTTGAGGGGGATACCTAATATTGGACACACTGTAGGGTAATCTAATCCATATAATTGCAGTTTGGTTAACCTAAAAGGAATACCTCTCCTAGTAGCACTTGATTTTAATTGTTGATAGATGGTGTTTAGGTGTTTGATAAATTACCCCTATGTCAATCCCTTAGTCTTACCAGACTTAGAGCCTAACTTAGTTGCTAATACTCGATATCTCACTGCATCTTGTATATGGTCACAGGAGTGGGTTTCCACATCATCAGGGTTCTTTGTATCGCGAACTGTGGTCGGGAATATTTCAATAAAATATTTATTGGTATTAAATATAAATAACCCCGCTTTTTCACGATAAGGTTTGTCAGGTGTTGTTTTTGAGTTTTGTAGAAATTGCTTCACAGATTCCCAGCCATGAACACGACTACCTCGTGATTTATCGGAGCGTTCCCAAGTCACACCTTGGTAGACTTTATCCCCAATCACAATAGGTTGATTCATTGACCGTGCAATGGAATTGCCGTTTTCCATATTCCAAATGGAGTTATCTGCTGCTCCACCTTTACATCTATCATGAATGCCCATCATGAGTTCACGTTTTACAATCTCTGTAGCTACATCATGAGCAAGCATCTTTAATCCTTTATTAACATTTCCTTCTTCACAACCATAATATTCACCAATAAGAAATAAATCCCCTCTCACAGTTGAACGAGTTTTACCATTACGCAATGTGATATCTTCACCATTAGACTCAGCCCACCAATTCACAGAGAAAGGACTACTGCTCCCCCAGTCAAATGAACGGTCTATTTTCCAACTACTTGGGATATCAAATGGTGGGATGATATGGGTATCGGAATCCCATACATCCTCAAACATACCTCCATCCACAGCATTATCCCATGAGCCTAAGAGCCATGCGCGTCTTTTGCGTGGGTCAATAATACTTTCTAAGTCTGCCACATATTCAGGGGATAGCTTTGTATTCTCACGATATGACCCGAATATATGACATTGGGTCTTAACCATGACTTCTTCTTTCTGTGTACGAGGATTGAATATTTTGACCTCTCGCTTCACAATTTCACCCGCATCACCAGCATCAATGAATCTTTTTTTCACAAATAGATGTCCACGACCACTTGGGTTTGTTGTGCAGAAGATGGTTAAGGGTATCTCAGGTAGAACAGTTCCATCAGGCAGAGGATGCTCTTCAGGCACAAATGAAGTACGGTTTAATGAGGTGACTAAATCTAACACAGTTGAATCGGGATATTGCGACAGCTCGTTAATACCTATGTAACAGAATTCTTGTCCATGCAGCTTCTGGTAATCTTGCTCATCTGCCACAGCACGGAATAATAGTTCCTCACCATCTTTCCACACCCATTTGAATTCGCCTTTACTCGATAAGAATTTTGCCCCATCTAGGAATTGAGGAAAGTAACGCTTTGTTTTTGTTATGATGTCATCTAATGCGGAGTATTGACGGTCAATAATAATCCCTTTCCAAAATCGACCATATCCAATTCCCACACTCTTACGGAATCGCATTATCTGTAAATCCGTTTTACCATTACCCCGTGAGCCATGATAAAGAATTAGGTTTGCGGGACATGATAACGCGAGGGTCTGAGAGCCAGCAGTAGGTTGCCAGATAATCTTTCTGCCATTTACTTTTCCATCTACAATTAATCCATTATTACTCATCCCAATCGCCACCAAGTAAATATTCGTCTATTAGTTCTAATTCATATTTTAATTTAAATAATGTTTCATCTTTTGTATCTAAATTGAGGAAACATTTATGGATATCTAAATCAAGTAACTCATTTAATTCTTCATTTGGCTCATTCATCAATGAATGCTCATGATATCTTGCTCACAGTAGTCTTCTTTATTCACAGGTATGAAGCGTAAGCCTAGATTGAATATTGCGAGAATCTCAATTACTTCGGATAGCAATACCTTATCAAATTTACCTAAGATTATTGAATCCATTGTGCCATCATCCCTGAATCTAGCGAGAGCTTGTTTCTTAGTATAGGTGAGTTGGGTTGTGGTGATTAAGGAGTCTAAAAGAATCACAAAGTCTTTTGATATCACAGTAGTGACAAAGCGTTTGAAGTATTCTTCGTCTGATAGGTTTTGGAGGTTCATATCGATGCCTCAAGTTGTTTATGTAATTTACTCTGTGAATCAATGGCATGAGATGACCAATCATCCACAGTCATTGTAGCGGGTGTGACCATCACGCCTCCCATGAATTCAACTTTGGTTTCAGATTTAGAGGGAGCTTCTAATCCGAGTAGCACACCTAATTGTTTTGCTGCCGCAACTCTTGCGGATGGGTTTGAACCCTCTCCGTCATATATCATGATTTGTCTAAGTGAAATAATCATATCTTGACGCATCCTTTCAGGGTCTGCTGCTGCCACAGATGCTTCAATCTCTTTACGCTTAATCATGATTTGGACTTTGCTCTCTGATAAGAACTCTTTTGCATAATTATCTGCATAAGTAGCATTGATTCCTGCACGGATAGCTGCTTTGGTTGGGTTCTTATCAAACATATACTCCTTCACAAACTTCTCACGAAGTTCAACCTCATAATGACTTAATTGTCGCTCTTTAGTCGCTATTTCTGTATCTGCCATATCTATTTATTATTAAATCCAAAAGACATTTGTATATCACAGTGATGGGTTTGGTGTCAAGTTATATTGGGTTGGGGTATTTTTAAAAATCCTATATTTGAGATGGACTTTGTCCCTATAAAAAAGAGGGTATATAGGGGGTGGGTTTGCTTTGTTGTCAAATAGTGGGGTGATTTGGGGTTTTTGTGGGTGGGTGGATGCCCCCTCCCCCTATACCCTATAAAATTCGCCATTCTATAGGGTAGGTATACCTTAAAAATCAATAGTTTACAAGTCTACCAGTCTAAAATGATATCATTAATTTTTTTTCTGAATGAATCATAATTATTGAACTTGTAAACGATACCATTATCATAATGATTAATAATAAAAAAAGTATTATCTAAAAAACAAAATGATATTTTTTTATCAATCATAGGCTTATTAGCTACGATGAATTGAAACTTTACGCCGTGCATAAGCTGCGCTTTATTGATCCGAATTTTCATAATACCACCAATAATAAAATAATAATAAGATTAAAAATTAACCATGTTTCGACAAGTCTACCAGTATTAAAAACTATCATGCTAGACCGCCAAGTTTTTTAGATAAAGCGTTACGTTTGGCACCATGCGCGGTAAATGCAACAACAACCCTTTTTTGAACTCTATCCTTTGCGCAAAACATACAATTAGCACATTTAATGCTATCTTTATATTCAGCTGGACACCTAACAATCATTAAATCATCATGTTTGATGACCTTATGAATGCTACCAGTGGGCAATACGATAACGGCATTTAAGCCGTGATTTAAGGCTTGTGTAGCCTTGTTTGTGTCTTCACATGAAATATTCACGTGCAATCCTTTGCTAAATGCTAACTTCAACGCGCTAACATTCAAACTATTATCGATTGAATGATGGGTATATAAAATCGTTTCAATCATACGATTTTTCACTGTATTAGCAAGTTTTAAGAGTTTAACAGCGTCAATTGTTCCGTTACTATGTGCAAGGTCGCCAACTACATTAAAACGTAGTGATGAACGTTTTTTTAAGGCGTCAATTAGGTTCATAACTTGAACAAAATCTAGTCCACTCTTATCCAATTTTTTCCATTGTATACCAGTAAAATGCAATTTTCCGTAGCACTCTTCGAATAAACCGCACGTGGTAGGGCATGATTGTGAAGAAGTAGACACCGCTGCAATGTTACCGATTTTTTTATTGCTTGAATGACTTGTGAAACTGTAATTTAAATTTAACATAATGACCGCCTTTTAAGATTTTGAAATTGAAATAGAACCGTTTACCACGCTAACGCGATATTGTGACGCGCTAACCAGTGAACCCGTAATCAATAAAGCTAATAAAACAGATACAACAAAAGAAAAAATAATTTTTAGCATTTTAACCACCTGAAAAGAAGAAGAAGAAAATAAAAAAGTTAACGTATTTTAATCTTTTTTGCGTTCTTATCAAACTATTTTGATGTTATCGTCAAAAATAAATAACATTTTGAATAAAAACAATAGTTTATAATCAGCGCGACAAAATGACGCGCGTCACATATTGCGCCTTTTATGCGGTAAACTATACCAGTATTTAATTTTTCACTATATATAGCGAAAAATTGCTCTTTAATAAAATGATAATTTTACATCTATCAAGTAAACAGGTTCTGCAGCATTGTTACTTGATAAGCCTACCAGTCAATTCAATCGACTATAAACCGCTATAGAATTCAATCACTTATAAAACCTTACACTTTATAAGGTTAGATAATCCTATATAAAACAATAGGTTAGAATAACCTTAGTTTCAAAATGGTATAAATCCACTACTTTTCAAGTGGTATTTACCCTATTTTTTTACTCTGAGACCAATATGCTCAAATTTGACCTCTGAGGCTCGCTTGGCTCATGAGGAATACTATGACCACACCTCAGGTCTTAAATCGCCTCCTAGACCCCTTAGAATTCAAATTTGGGGTATGATTTCACAAAAAGCTCGTTAGCCTGTAAAATTTTTCATGGTCAATTCAATTTTGAACTTCATCCCACAAAACTGGAAGGCGTATTTTTAGCCACAGGTGACACAGGGTGCCGCTCCTTCTTGTCTTCCTCAGCTCCCGCAGCTCAGGAACGGTCTCGCAGCTCCTCCTTGTGACACATCAGGTCACAGGGTAAAATCAACAGCCAATCCAAAATCCTCTCAGAATTGACCCACAGTGGTCTTTTGTGTCACAAGTAATACCAATGTAGCACCCAATCCCTCCTCGTGCCTTCAGCACACCTTAAAATCAAAATTATGACCCCTTTTTCACATTATCCCACTAGCCCATAAAATTATTTTGCACAAATTGGATTTTGAAGTCCGTTTGGCAAAACTCACATCCAAAAAACCATCAAATAATAACCCTAAAAACTTTATTGGTACCAATGGTACCTATTTGGTACCAACCCTCAAACCCGCATCATTGCTGGATTCTTGTTTTCAAATAATAACCATAAAAAAAATGTTGGTACCAAGAATTTTGAATAACCGACTAAGTTGTGTGGTTATTTTGTTGTCAAAAAGTCGAAAAAGTGCCAAAAAAGCCGATTTTGTATATTGGATGCTGATGTTATGTAAGTTATTGATTTTTAAGAAGAAAAAAAGCTTTATTATAATATATATATTTTTAAGTTTATAAATTTATACCTTTTTTATTTTATTGTCAAAATCCTAGTTGGTACCAACAAATCACTACCTTGGTACCAAGGTCAAACCCTTATATTTACTGGCTTTGAGTGTGGTACCAAGTTGGTACCAAAGACATTTCTTGGTACCAAGTTGGTACCAACTTAACTTTCCCCCTCTAGGAATAACATAAAAAAAATAAATTTTTTTACAACAACATCAAAATCAACTCATGTTGACTAATGTTGATAAATATGCTAACCTAATATTTTACTTACTTCGGGAACTATCATGTCTACAGAAACTAAGCGTCACATGGTCAGATTATCATCTGATTCATGCATAAAAATCACAGAAATATCAAATAAATTTTTTGCAGGGATTACCAATCACACAAAAATGTGTGAGCAATCCATCAATCTACTCCACGATTTATTATCTCACCCAACTGTGAAACTGGAATACTCTGTGGAAGAAAAACAATTTAAAGTTAAAGAGGTCAAATAAATGAATACTATAAAACTATCATTTACTCCAGACACAGGAGCGCAAAGCCTTGATATTGATGTGAGCTATAGACTCGCTTTCAACTTCCTAAGACTGTGCATTCTAATGAACAAAGAACCAATTGAGATATTAGACATCTGTATGTCGGAATGTATAAAAGCTAACAATTCAAAACGTAAGGACTAATTATGTCAACTAAAACCCAATTAAAATTCAGCACAACTCAAGATATTGTGGATAAGTTTGATAGCTTACACGCACTATTGCCCACAGAAACCAAAGTCAAAACCTTTGAATGGTTAATTCAAATTGGTTATGAGAAATATGAATCTATGGATATCATCTCCAACAATGTGGTCGTGAATCAACTTAATGACATCAAGAATGTGTCTGATAAAGTCCTTGAAGCAGTCACAGAAATACTCAATAAACTTTCTCCAGCAGAGGTAGAATCAATTCTTATGTCCGAACCTATACAACCACAAGGGGAAGAAATTTCCGAGCCTTCTACACCCCTTTCTGTTGAAATTTCAAATACACCAAAAATATCAGATAAAATCTTAAAATATAAAGAACTATCTCTTGACACAGCTATCATCAAAATCTGTGGTCATAATTACATCGCATTTAATGCAATACCTGAACTTGACTTAAAATCTAAATACTCTGATTCCGAGTTACTTGAACTCAGAGCTAAACTCAACGCTCATGTGGCTGATTACTCACTTGAATTAACCGAGCTTTTATCCACCTACATTTCTGACCAACGACTTATAGAACTATTTATGCCTATTAATGGCATGGCATTAAGTCGATATTTATCCCTCCGTTTCACAAAGATGGGTATATCAAATGAACAAATAAACCACTCCATGTGGTCATATACACTTTCTGAACTAAACGAAATATTAGCCACAATACCTAAATATACAGCCGTTAATGGCAAAATTGATATTTCTTCACCTCAAATGTGTCTAAGAGTCGCATTACAAACAGCTTATAGTGCTTTATTTATGTATAAAGCAGAAGGTTATACTTTTACAACAATATAAGGATTTAAAAAATGGAAAATAGAATTCGCAATTATAATTTAATACCCGATGAATTAAAGAGAGAAAATATCTGGTTAATTGCTGCTGATGTAGATGGTAATATAGGAGGTAAAATCCCTCATACCTTAACTAATCAAGATAAACTTGTTAAATGTAATATCAACATAAAGTCTCATCTCATGCCTTTTAGTGTGGCATTTTCATTTGCTGATGCACATGGATATGATATTGGTGCTGTGATGAATACTGACCATCACTTTGGTGTAATTGATTTAGATATTAAAGATTTCACAACTAAAGAATCCATCGAGATGATGCATGAAATCATTAGTAAATTTGATTCCTACACTGAACTTTCAACGTATGGAATGGGATATCACATCATCTTTAAAACTGATGAATTTATTTCTCGTAGGTCATCTAAATACAAAATAGAAGCCTATTCCTTCAGACGATTCATCGTAGTCACAGGTAATATCGTCACACCTGTGGCAAAGGCATTGCCTGATGGCACAATGGATTACAGCATTGAGCGCACATTTGAGAAAATAAATGATACCGACTTACGGGTATCCGAGATTGAAAAATTCGCAAAGCGAATTGAATATCGCAATGAAGCATTACTTGCATTAGTCGATAAACTTGGCTTACAGGCTGACCCTGAATTTGACTTTGTGTTAAAAGAAGTTGAATCAGACCTCACTGACGATGGAGTAATTGATTGGATTCTCGATTCACCTTGGTGTGATAAGTATCTCGAACTGAGTCTCATTACTGAAAGCACGGATTTAGTAAGTTTTAATTATCCATCTTTATCCGAAGTAGACTTAGCCTTAATCTGTATTTTAGGTCGGGCAACCCCCTCTGACTCACAAGTTAGAAGAATATTTCGCACAACACCTGTGGGACAGAGAGCAAAGCATCAAGGTACCAATTACCGTATTGATAGATGCTTAATTAAGATTCGTGATGAACTTGATTTAACGAGCATGACCGAATTATTTGATAGCATTATTGATAGCTATTTTAAGACGACTAATGACAGAATTACCGCAGAACTTGATTACGCTAAAAGTAAACGTGATGCAGCTATTGAAAACAACATGGATGTGGATGATTTAAAATATGATTTTGATGCTGACGAACTTGAGTTTTTTGCTGAAGAGGATTTATTTAAAACGGACATCCCCTTCCCACATGGTTTAATCGGGGATATTTCAAAATACATTTACAATGCATCACCCTATAAACTTAAAGAAGCCGCGATTGGTGCATCACTAGCATTGATATCAGGTATCTGTGGTCGTCAATGGAACTTCAATGGCGCAGGTCTTAATAATTATTTTGTTATCCTCGCAGCGTCAGGTCTTGGCAAAGAAAGCGTTTCACGCTCACTTGGTGTGATTGTAAATGCGATTGCTAAAGTTAATGGTGATGAATTCGTATGTTTTGATAGATTATCATCAGGGCAAGCATTCAAATCGGTTATCACATCATCACCTTACCATTCAATACTTGTTGTGATGCCTGAATTCGCAAGACTTGTAGATGCATTAAAGAATAAAAATGATGCCGCTATGTCGGGCTTATATAACGAGTTACTCGATGCTCACAGTAAATCAGCACCTAAATCAACCTACGGAGGTAGTCGTCATGCGGATACTGCAAATAACCGCACAGGTGTGACTGGAGCTGCGATAAGTCTTATTGGTGATTGCACACTTGATTACTATGAAGGAATTACAGAATCAATGGCTAAGAGTGGTTTTATCTCTCGATTTGTTTTAATTGAGCGATATTCAACGCACAAAGGGATGTCGGATAAGTGTGCGCACTTGACCCAACTTGACCAGAACATTGTGACTGATTTGTGTGACCTCGTTATCCAAGCCAAATTAAATCATGAACAAGAACACGTTGAGCAGGTTGTACCTGCTAATAAACAAGTTGAACTCGCTATGCTTAATCTGGAAGTGTATATCAACATGAGATTCAATCAAGGCATTGATGAGATGCAGAGACAGCCATTTGCGAGAGCGTACTTAAAAGTCATGACCATTGCTTCGCTTTTTGCTGTGACTCGTAATCGCTATAAGCCTGAGATAACATTGGAGGATTTTGAATGGGCAAAAGCTCTCGTGCTTCGTGATTGCTTTAATTTAATCAAACGTATTAAAGAAGGCACCATTGGTATTGGTGAAAACAACTGTAAAAAACGCACCACAACATTAATCAAACGATTAATTGACCCGAATGAACCTCGTGATAAGGTTTCAAAAGAATGGGCATACTTACTCGATAACGGTGTTGTACCTAAGAGTTTACTCGCGAAGAAGCTCAATAACGATACTTATCGTATCGGACACATGAGCAATACCGCAACACTCAATGTGATACTCAAAGAGATGGTTGAAACGGGTGATTTAATACCCTTTAATGAAGCCATACGCCTTGAGAAACATATCGTACCACCTGTGGGCAAGACTAAGATGTTTTCTGGTGTAGCCTACCTTGTTTGTTTTTAATTTAGGAGTGATGAAGATGTTAAACGATAAAAGTTATACCACTGAGTTAAATGATTTTCCTAGCGCATTTGAAGTATTTGATACTACAATTAATAAGGTAGATAGTGTTAAAGAGCATATCTATAACACGGTATTTGAATCAGAAATTTGTTTTATAAAAGAACTGATTGAACAGTTTAGTGGTACTTGTGAGTTTTCTTTTACGAGGTCAATGTTTGATAGTCAAGATGAAAGTATGGATTTTTATGAATTACCAATATTAGCCAATATGATTACTCAGTTTTTAATAAAAAAAGGCTACTATGCAAAATTTTCAAGAGAAACGCATGAATTATTTGTTTCATGGGATAAACGGTAAATAGAATAAAACCCGCACTCCCTGCGCAAGCCCACAAATCCCTCCAGACCTTGTCGTACCTGTGTTTGAAGGGATTTTGTGTATTCAGGTATTAAGTATTTTTGACAATAACGCAAAAAAGATTATAATAGCGTCAACTTAAATGAATTACGGAGAAATGAGATGGCAAACGAAATATGGACTTATGAAGAATTTGTAAGCACCATGACCTTAGAACAAATTCAAGGCTGGGCATATGAAGGAGTCAGACTGTCTGACTTATACAAAGAATACCTTGCCTTGCAAGAAGAACCACAATCAAACTATCGCCCTGAGTGGGCGTATTAACGGAGAAAAAATATGTTAGATATAAAATTAGATGGTGATATTTTAACAGTGGTGGAAGTAACACATTCATGTAATGAAACTTTTAAAAAATACTTGTATGTCAATCTTAAAACATGGCATAAAAATGGACGCACTTTAAAAATTGATGATACGATTTTAGATTTTAAAATGTCGGACACTGATATTGAATGGTGTAAAAAATATTACTTACCAAAAGTAAAGTTAAATACTTACAGTTGACAATTTCGCTCAGAATGAGCATATTAATTAATCAGTTTTTGGAGAGAAAAATATGACACAAATAATCAGAAAAGAAACCTACTCTTGGGACGCAGCTCAAGATATATCACGCGAAGAAGCGATATTATTTATGAATGCTTTGCGTCAACAGTTGACTATTAAGTCAACATTAATCACAGACATAATGGATTTACCATTTCATGTGTCACCATCAATGCAATTTGGCAATTATGATACAGCAGAGCAAAAGCTAACTGTAGCACAAAAAGCGCAAGGATGGCGTTTACCGTTAATTGAAGAAATCACCATGTTATATAATTGCAATGATAACAGATTCCTAGCAGATAGCACTGTGTACTGGGCAGGTAACCTCAATTCTCGTGGAGATGCATGGGTCTATGATACAGGGTCTTGTGAACCTTATGAAGAAGACAGAACAAATAATTCGTACTTCTTCTACATTTGTGATAAATAAATTTGACTTTGTTGTCAAACACAATTAATATACGTCAACTTAATTATTTTACTGGAGAGCAAAAATGTTAAAAAATAATGTTACACAAAAAGATTATAGCCACGAATTTTATATCAACAATGCACAAGGCGATTGCATCGCGTGTGTTAATGCATCATGGTCGGAGTATCACGTCAGTATTCCAGCTACTTTTGACCATGCGGATGAATCAGAAACCAACACTGATGATTTAAATATTGAGTTCTACTCAATCTCCGAGGATGAATCTTTTGAAGTAAACATCTCAAATGAACAGATTCCTTATAACATTTACTGGTCAATTGTGGAACACATTGACAAGTACGGCAAAGAATATACCGTACCTGACCTTGTGATGTCAGATATCGATGGGTTCTGGGATACCCGTATTTTCCCACAATAATTATATAATCGGAGAGATAAAAATGACTGATAAAGAAAAAACAACATGGAAATGGGTAGACTGCTTCACAGACTATCAAGATGATGGAAAATGGCTTCTAACCTCATTTGAGTACAGAATGACCTCAGGTAAGCATTACTGCTCCGAGCTTAAAACTGTGAACTTTGTAGCGACTATGACCCCTAAAGGCGTAGAATTCACAGCTAGAAAGAATCACTGTGAGTATGATGAACTAAGCGTAGATGAGATGCTCGAATTCATTAAGTTTTATGTTGAAAAAGAGGGGAGGTTTTAATGAGCAACTATAGACTAAGCGTAATTGAAGAAACCAACCGTGACATCATTAAAGCAATATCATTACTGCGCAACCTAGACCATAACTTCCCACACTTAGAAGGTGTGGGTCATTATCACGCTATTGTGGAATCATGCCGTCAGATACTCGAAACCGTATCAGAAGAACTTGTGCAAACTGTGGCGATAGCAAGTGCTGGTGAGTTATGAATGATAGCTACTTGATGATTTGGATAGCTGTAATACTTGTGCTAACACTTTTTGTTGGTGCTGTTTATACGAGTCAAAAGCAGCTTGATTTAATCAACGAATGTGAAAAATCTTTAACAAGAGATGTTCACTGCCATTTAACCGCAGTTCCAGATAATAAATAGAGGTCGAGCTATGAGCATTCAATACAAAAACAAAAAAACAGGTGACGTTTACCTACTTGAAACTGCGTGTTGGGTAAAAATTAGTGATAACTGGGTTGAAGGAATTTCTTATTTTAATTCAAACAGACTTCGTGAAATGTTTGTTAGAACTGAAGAAGATTTTTTTAGTTCTTTTGAGGAGGTGGATTATGATTAGAGTAGCAACAGCAATTATTTCAAAAACTATCTATGCTGGTAAGTTGAATAAAAAAGGCACTGCTTTTCTTGCCAATAAAACTGACGTTACTAGTGATGTGCTAAAAGCAATAATAGAATATGTTGGGACGGATGATACCCATATCGTTAAAGTTGGTGGTAAACCATTGTATGAAATATCTGTAACTAAAATTGGGTGAGTTATTATGGACTACAGTTATGAATGTTATGGTAACAACGACAATTCTGATGATTATCTCCATGTTGGTTATCATAAAAACCATAGTGCTGAATTTAAAGCTATGCGAGCAAATAGACCTGTATTTGAAACAGACCATTCTTACTATGATTTTTGGGCTAGGTTCGATAGAATTATTGAAAGAATTAATTGCTATTCAATATTACGAGATGGTTTTTGGATGAATATACCAAAAAAGATTGTTAGAGAAGTTAAAGATGGTCAAATGTTAGTTTATAGACCTATCTTCGATAAGATTTATGAGAAAAAATGCGGTACTTATAGAGTGGGCAGATACTAATGAATAACTACATGACGTGTACTAACTGCGGAGATAGCAAGTGTGGGTGATTTTATACTGGGTATGGTGACTGTGATAGTTATTTGGTTTGCAATTTGTGTTTACTTATTTATTTCAGAGGATTGGTGGGTGCTATGAGTCTTGAATCATATTTATATCAGAATTATATTGACGAGTTGGTGAATATCTTTGAAGAAGTCTTGGATTCGTGGCAAGCTGGTGAGTCAATAGAGGAATCTAAACAAATTTACGATAAAGCACGACAAATGCTACCTAAAGATAGAGGATGAGTTATGAGAGTACGCCAAAGAGGATTCAATCGCTACGATGTAAAATGGCGAAGTTTTAAATACGCGATGTTTACTAGAGATATGACTATGACGCATATATTTAGAAAAGAACGCCCTTATAAAGTCCATGCGGTACTAAAAAGAATAGGAGCAATCCGATGGTAAATGATTTATACGAAGAAGAAATAGGCAAACTTATTGGTCAGCGCAATGAACTGATTACAGTTTTAAGAGGTATCTGTAATGCCTATTACAATGATGATTACAATTTGTGTTATTCGAGAATCGAAGATGCTGATGAAGTTTTAGAAAAGTATGAGGATGAGTTATGAGCCTTGAATCCTATTTATATGAACAAGAATTAGATAAAGTGATCGCTCAACGTAATGGACTTGTTGCGCTGCTTGAAAGAGTTTTATTTGCTTGGTCAATGGGTAGACCACTATCAGAAGAAAATGATTTGTATATGGATGCCCATTATTATTTAAAAGGATTGAGAGATGAATAAAGAAAGAGAGTTGTTAAAAAGAGTGCGAGATACACTGCGCGAATTAAAAGAAACTCATTATGATTTGTACTGGGATATACAAGCTGAACTAGACCTAGCACCACAAAAACGTGAGCCAGCACAAACGGCACGTGAGATGTATCAGCGGGGCTATGCAAAAGCCAAGGATGATTTAAAGCGCGAGCCTTTTAACCCCGAGTTTAGAGAAAGAATTTCAAAAGCATACGGCACTAAATCTGAACAAAAAGCATTTGAAGAAGGCATTATTTTTGCTGAAATCTCGCACAAAATAGGAGTAGAAAATGAATAAAGAACAAGCACTCCGCATCCTAAAGTTGCTTTCCGGCTTAGAGATGTACGTTTTTATGCAATCTAACGTACCAGACCATCACACTGATGAGCTGATTAAAATAATTGATGATTTAACTGATATAGTTTTGGAGAAAAACAAATGAGCCATTCAAGCATTAGATTACAAAATAATGAAGTTATTGTTATAAATAACGCAAATGTCGAATATATGAGCTTTGATATCAAGCACAAAGTGATTCGTTTCTATATGATATCAGGCAAACGAATTGATTTCGGCATATATGAGCATTCTGTGAATCAGATATTGCCTGAAGACTTTGATGAATTAATAAAATACTGGACTGGAGATGAATAAGTTAATCACTGCATTAAAAATACCCGTGATATTGCTTTACATCTGCTTATCAATAACCTCTGAAACCCTAATTGCATTAGGGATGTTCATTGAGTTTTTTAGCGATAAGATTTCTGATTTTTTGGAGGATTAATGGACAAATTACAAACAGCTCTATACCCACAAGAACCTTCTGATCTAATAGAAATTGAACGAGCAGGCACTATCATCAAAAAGTTACGTTTAGCTCGTGAGAAGCAATTACAGCGTGATTTAATGTGTATTGCTGATATCATTATGAATGACTGTGATTATTTAGAGTTTATTGAGATACTGCTTTATTCTGGACTTGATTGCAGAGAAGCGATGGTCACTCGTGAACTGCGAGACTTGTGTTATCGGATTGGTGATTGTCATTTATTATTTAATGAAAATTACGATGTAGATGCGATTATTGATTTTATTGATAATTGTACAGAATACGAAAAGTCTGTACATTTTGAGAAAGTTAATGGTATATTTTATCCGACCACAAAAGACGAGCCAAATAAATACTTTATGCCATCTTTGATTGAAGCTGCGGACTGGAATGGTCATGTAAATTATTCTAAAATTTATGGAGAGAAATAATGACCACATTAATCTTTACAATCTATGTGAGTGTAGTCTCACAAATGAACACGGTATCAATACAGTTTGAATCACCTACCGCGTGTGATAATGCAAAACTTGAACTAGAACACGCCTATAGCGATTACAAGCTCTCTAAGTACAAAACTGAGCTGGTTTCAGCATATTGTGTGTCGGGGAAATATGGGAGCATCAACTAATGTTTAAATTCTGTTTAATCTCATTCTCAATTGGTGTTCTCATTGGTTCTTTAACTGTGGGAACAATAGAATACTACCATTATAAAGGCTATTATCGGGTCTACGATACTAATATTGGTGGTATCACAATGCGTAACAATGAATTGTTTCAGTTAATAAAATTTGAAGAGTAATCAATAACATAGCCGTTGATAGAGATATTTTCGGCTATTTTTTAAAATAAAGTTTGACGTTCTTATCAAACAAAGAGTATTATGCTTGCCAACGGAGGTAATTATGTATTTACAAGAGTTTGCATGGATTGGCTCAAAGTATCAATGCCTATTGACTGTTGGTATTAGCTATGACCAAGATGTGTATATTATTGAGGTTGAAAATTCACAGGGTGTGAGAGAAGATAACTTTGGTGATTTAGTTATTGGCTATGTGAAATCATGGTTATCTGGTATTGAACTTGATGACGATGAAGAAATACAGATACCAGATTATCAAGAAGAAAGTTATTTACCCTATGAGGTTAAAAAGAGATGAAAAAAAGAACATTTGAAGAAACATTGAAGTTGCTTCAGGCTAAAAAAGAAACAGATGTGTTGCGTGAGACCAATGAGCGATTTGATGAGTTGTTTTCAGCTCAGTTTATTGGGCAAAATAATGCACGATTTAGAAATATGGCTTGCGATGATAAAAATATTGATGTGATGTTTGGGGGAGTGAAATGAGTTTCTTTATAGTAGAAGCATTAAGATGGGGAGATAGGGAATCTCACAGTTATGTTGTTGGTATCTTTTCATCTTTTACACAAGCCACAAAAGCTGGTAAAGCAGAAGTATCATGGAGAGGTGGTAAATATGAATACCACATTACCGAACACGAACTTGATTTTATCCGTCAAGAAAAACTAAATAATTATACTGGAGATTAATATGAGTTTGTTAACAAACGAACAAATTGAAGAATTAACATTGTTACATGATGAATGGTGGGATGGCAACGAAGGTTTTCAAGAATATTTAAATGAATGGAACGAAAAGCAAACAGGTGTGCAAGTTAATGTTGATTGGGGTAAAGCACCAGAATGTGCAGAAAGAGCAGAAGTAAATTTTTATTGGGTTGGTGAAGACACATGGCGATTCTGTTTTCAAATAGCAAAATACGATAGACCCAAACCAATCATCACACCACACCCACACGCTGAAATGATTATGAAATATGCAGAAGTTGCGCAAAGACGGGATGACCCTTGGGTTGAGTTTGAATGGACTTATGGTGTAACAGGAAGTGAAGTTTGGGTATTATGCGATAAAGCCATTGGGTTTGCTTATGGTGTACGTTACCGCCATATTGGGGAAACAAAATGAAAGAGTTAAAACAAGCCATGATTTATATATTTGGCGCAATAATTCTTTTTTCACTCATTGTGTTTATTGTTAAACAGCAATCCAGTTTTTAAGGTTAAAAACATGACAAATCAAGAACATATTGATTGGGCAGAGATAGTAACTAAACTGGTGAATCAAAAAGAAGAAGCAATTGCAAAACTCGATATTTTATTATCTGATGCAAAGTATTATGATTGTGATAGTGAGATTTGTGAAGGTATATATGATGTAATTGAAATTTTAAAAAGGTATATGAAATGACTCAACAACAAGTAAATAAAATAATGGATAGAATTATGCTAGAGCTTGTGGCAATTTTATTCCCGATTGTAACTTTAATGTTTTTTGCAGGACTCTATGTATGAACGAAATTAAATATAGCACAAAGCCGATTGGCACAATGACAATGCAAGATGCATCAGATGAATTCGGAATTGAACAAATGACGCTTCGTGGGCGATTAATTAAACACAAAGTACCTTCTGTGGGTATCTTAGAAACAAACAGAAATAGATTATTTAGACGCGAAGATATTCTTCCGTTTGTTGTGTCAACTGAAGCATATTTGGATAAATTTCCAAGAAAAAGAAAGCCTAGAAAGATTTTACAGGTTGAAGAACATCCATTTTTCACATCACTTTATTTAGACTTTATAGCAGGGAGACACAATGCAGTTAATATCTAATCAATATCGTCATAGACCTGCGTTACTTAAATACGATGAGTATCGTGAACTTGTGGAAAAGGCAGCGTACTTTAAATGGCTTGAAGGTTCGGATAATGAAGAGCAGAATTGGCTTGAAGCAGAACTTGAAATAATTGAGCTGTTAAAACATTGACGTTATCATAAAAACGAATTAAACTAGCATTTTTATATGGAGAATGGAAATGACCCAAGATGAATTTGAATCGCTGTTTATCAGCAAGAATGCAATATGTGCGCGACTAAATAAATCATGCAATTATTTAGACCATCATATTGAAAGTAAAGCGTTTCCACGCGCATTAGAGCTTAAAAGTGGAAAAAATAAGGTATTTAAATTGTATTATCGCGATGACATACGTCATCATGACTTAGTTAAGGGAGTTGTGTAATGGCTAAAGATAACAAACAACCAAAGCAACAATTTGTGGCATTTTCTGATTCAGATGGTGCAGTAGTCAGTTTTGATATCAAACAACTTGTTGTGGTTCAATTTAAGCCACAGGATAACGTGCTGGTGCTACGATTGAAATCTGTGGGTACTATCGTCATTACCTGTGACATGGTGAGTCATGGTGAGCTGATTGCTGCATCAACAAAGGATTGTCTTACACACCATGTATCATATGATACATTGACTTATATTTTAGAATTAGTTGGATTATCAAGTTGACAACAACGTCAAATACAATTAATATACAATCGTCAATTACGACAAAACAACTGGAGAGATAAAATGAGTTTTTTAAGCAGAGCATTAACAACAGAATCAAAACAAGAAGGTCTTCGCCTTATCGCTGCTGGTATTGAAGGTATTGGCAAAACGACACTTCTAGCATCAGCACCTAAACCTGTATTCATTGCTTTAGAAAAAGGCTATGTGGATGTAGATAGAGAAAAAGTAGCGATTATCCCTATGCATGATGCGTCATATACCGATTTAATTGAATTATTTGGTGAGTTATCTGAACTAGTGATGGCTGGTACATTTGAGTATCAATCCATTGTTGTGGATTCATTATCCGCTCTTGAGCGTATTATCCACACGCACGTTATCGCTCTTGACCCTGTGTCAAGAACAAACCCTAAACTTACTATGTTATCCGCGCATAATGGCTATGGTAATGCATATAATGTGTCCAATACTATCTGGCAAGACACTTTAAAATGGCTTGATTTCTTTGCTGATAACGGTATTAACATTTGCTGTTCTTGCCATGTATTTACTAACCTAGAGCGCGATACCATTAGCGCAACAGAATTCCATTTTACTGATGCATTATTGCATTCACCTAAATCATCCAAATCATTTGGTTCTCGTGAACTTGTGACACAATGGTGCGATATTTTTGGTATGCTTTATACCTCCAAAACACCTGTAGGTATGGGCAGTGGGATGAATACTGCTGATATTGATAGAGAACAAGGTGTTACATTAGGTGTGGTGCAGAACGCAAGATTTCGTTCAAAGAATCGTTTTGGTCTTGAGCGTGATATTACAATCACAAAAAATGATGGTTGGAATTGTATTGCTCAAGCCATCTATGATGCTAAAGGCAGTGATTATTTTTCAAAATGATTACAGTTCAAGATATCATGTCACGACTTAATGTGACCGAGAAACAAGTTGAAATGGCTGTGTATAGCGGTGCTATACCAGCCCCTGATAACATTATCTGTAATGTTTGGGTAGATGAAGAAAGAATCCAACCTTACCTAGAACATTGGGATTCACGACTCAAACGTAAACGTGAGAAAGAGTATTATGAAAATAATATTATTGTTGGCAATATGACATTTCCAACTCACCAGCGTTGACAGAAATGTAAAAACTACCGATAATACATTATTACATGAGTTGCTGGTCTCGCCTAAAACCAGCACATAACTAACCACACGGAGTTACAAAAATGAATTTTTATCAAGAAATGGCTGGGCAATGGGATGCAGTTGAAGCGTCAGGTGAAGCGCAATTACGTTTTCCTAAAGGTGTTGTGACTGTTGCAATCACAGGGTCAGAAGTCAAGCCTTCAGCAGGTAAGTCAGAAGAAACACATTTAGTTCAACATTTAGAATTAACTGTGCTTGAAGGTGCTTATAAAGGCGCAACAACAAAAGTGTATTATTCACTTCGCAATCCTAATCAACGTGCTGTAGATATCGGTAAATCACAATTAAAAGCATTATTCCTTGCGATTGGCATTTACCCTAAGTCGGGTGTTATTGAAGTTCACAATAGACCGTTTAAAGTTCGTGCTGACCATGCATTTAATTCATATGCTGACCGCACAACAGGTGAATTACGTCCAAGTGTGAATGTGAATATTAAAGGTTTTTATTCTGTGTTAACTGAAGTTCGTGGTGAAGATGAGCCATTGGTATCACAACAACAAACATTGAATTCACCTGAAGGTGTTGCGTTTATTGCATCATTAACGGGAAATATTCCATCACCTGTGAGTGCTATTCCAGCAGCAAGACCTACTACACCAAATGTAGCACCAAAAACAGCCCCAGCAAAGCCACCAAGACCACCTGTGTCTAATACAAGTGAAGCTATTGATGCTCATGATGAAGACGCACCAGCATGGCTTAACGCAGCTTAAATAACCTAATAGGGGTGGTTACTAACCGACCACCCTTAACCTTATCTGGAGAGAGAGATGAATACATTTATTTTAATTTTAATTTTAGGCAATGCAAACG